CACCAATCTATAGTGTATCTGCCAGAGTCAAGCAAACGTTTGATACTTGTATGTGTAACTTCTTCTAAATCACTGGGAAACAAAGTTCCCGGTAGACTCTTACAACAATATCCACCACAATCAGCACAAAGTTCGGGGTTATCATACATAAAAAGAAAATATGCTAAGTTAACTTATATGACTGTAATGGAAATAACTAAAAAACTCATATATAAAACTATCTTTGAGGGAGAAAAGGATGAAGGTAGCAATTTAATTTTTGATTGCGACTTAAACCTAAAAAAACATATACCTGTGAATCCCGGTCATGATTGGGGAACAGATAATATATGGCAGGGAAGCGTGGGTCAAGATAAAAAACACAAAATTTATTTTTCAATGCCCTTATGGTCAGGCGGCATTATTGAAGTTGATTTGAAAAAGGGAACTTGGACCGTTCACAGTTAAGGTTCAAAAATTTCTTCATAATGAGAAAAGCCTTTTTATAATTAATTTTTTATTAGCTTTAGGCCAATTCTTTAGTCTATCTAAGTGATAGACAGATTCTAGGGTCCAACTGTATTTGGATTTAAACCAACGCTCGTGTTTTTCCTCCTTATGTAAAGGAGCAATTATTTCTGCATCTAAGTTATTCTTCTCTATAGTATAACATCTAATTAAATAAGCCCATGAAGATAAATCTCCTCGTGGTTGTTCTCCTACGTAAAATTCACCAACTTTTCTTTCATTTTTCCTAATCATAATACTTCCACGCTTTGCTAAATACTATTTTGAATTATTCATTTATCTTGACACAAAAAAGCCGGCACAGAAGAGTGCCGGCCAAACATGGCGGAGGACACCGCCAATCCAGAAAGGAGAGCTTATTACTTGCTAGGAGCTCCCATAATAATTGGGACTCCCGTACCGTTTGGATTCATGGGGATCATATAGAAAGTAGCATTGGGTGAACCAGCTAACTTCTCTACCGATTCAATAGCTTTCCATTGTACATATAGCGGAGTAAGTTTAGACTGAATAATTTCCTGAGATTCTGCTATACCCTTTGCATTTTGTACTAGAATCTTTGCATTCATTACAGCTTGCTGAAGGTCGAACGTTTTTTGTTCAAGTTGCTGTTGTGAGACTAGCTTTGCCTTAATAGCATCGTCAACTTCTTTTGGAGGTCCAAACTTCTGCAAAAGAACATGGTCAATAATTACGCCCTTACCTGATACGACGTCTTTCAATCGACTGGTAAGGCTAGTGGTTACCACAGTCCCGCGTTCAAGAATCAAGTCTGTGAGGTCATAGTTTGAGACTTCATTTTGAATTGAAGACCGCGAAGCTTGTCTAATGACTATATCGGTTAATGAATTGGTGTCATTACCAATTTTCTTGTAAACATCAGCTGCGTCAAGTGGATCTACTGCCCACCATACAGTTGCATCTACGTCGATATTTAAGTTGTCGTGCGTTCTTGCTTTGACAGAATCATCTACGCCCTTCTTGGCCCCCTCATCTGGTACTGAGCTCATTGTGTACTCATGAACTCGAAGGTCGTATTTCACTACATCTGCAAATGGTGATTTACCCTTGAAGCCAGCCGTCAATGGTTGTTCAAGTACACGACCAAACATTATCTGAACACCAACTTCAGTTTGGTCAATAACAATGAAAGATTTGCAAATGAAGAGCACTAGCATAAAGGCAAATAGACCAATGCCACCCCAGAAAAAAACAGCAGTTGTTATATCTGAGTCGTCACCCCATCTATTAGCTATAGCTTTTCTATAGCGTGGTAAAAGAATGCCAGCTAAGACTAGCCCGAGTATCATAAAAATCAGAACCACTATTCCACCCATGCAACCTCCTTATGAATTAGATATATTTTTGAGTCGTTAGTTCCGACTCCCAAATCCTTATAAGAAGTATGCTATTCTTTTTACAGAACTCGTTTTTCTCTTTATCTCTAGCTACTTTCTTTGCTTGTTTCGCATTCATAGGTTTGGCAGCTATTATAGGATTATTAGAATTGTAATGCCACCAGTCACCGTCAATTTCAATTAGCGTTCCGTTGTTAAGACCGAAGTCAAACATATAAGGCCCAACTTTTTTCTGGAATGTATAAGAGATGCCTTTAGAATCAAGGTAAGCTTTGAAGATTCGCTCAGGCTTAGTATTACGCATAGGCAAAGCCAACATACCTTTATAGCCATGATGACCTTGTTTAGAACCCTCAATATTTAAAGCTTTTATGCGACATTCTTCGGTATCGAAGATTCTACGCTTCTCAGCATGTGCTAAACGAACTGTAAATTTTTTATTACACTGTGGACAAGTGCGTTCTTCATACTTATCTACAAAGATACCATTGGCTCGAACAAAATTTTTTAATTTTTGCTTAGTTTCTGAACTACGAAAACGTAAAGGATTATCTACTCTAGCTTTATGTAGAGCACAATACCAGCAAAGTTTATTTTCCTTTTTGATACGTAAATAGCGTTCGGGTAGCATTATTGATTCACGACCACAAACTTTACATGAGAATTTTACTCTGTCTTTTCTATTAAGAATCTTACCACCTATGATCATTTGCGGTAAAGCTTTGCCATGAAGTGCTATTTCTTTTACTTCGTATTCGATAACGTCTATATCGTACACCATATGTTGGATATATGCAACACACAAAAAAGCCGTTGTAGCAATACAACGGCTAAAAACTTAATTCAAGTTTAGTAACCCTCTATCTATTAATAGTACGAGTTGGTTTCAGTTGCGCCCGGCAAATCAGAGATGCTTACAACCGCATATAGGAAATCGCCCAAAGGTACTTGTATTAAACCGTACCTTGCTAGGAAGCCCTTCCTTGGGGTGAAGTCATCCTGTCCATACAGGGTGGGCGTAACTTGTGTTACGTAAGGCGCGTAGACAATTCCAGCACCGAATGGGGAGCTGGGGCTCTTGTGACCCATTAGAATCTTGTTAGGTGGGAATAGTGGATCCTTGTATACTGCGAAGGTTCCACGATAGTCTCCAGCCTTTACAATTCCAAGTCCGCCTTGGGTAGCAGCCGGTGCTGCAATGAATCCCTCGAGGACTTCAAGATAAGAAGCTACCTTAGGAGATGTGATTATCCAGTTTCCCGGACCAATCTTGCTCTTTCGGTAGATATCATTGCTGAGCTCTACTAGGACCTGAACCAAGTTCCTGTTCCTATCAAGGTAGTTTCCAGTGGTGTTGTTGGCAACATCAGAGGTCCAGTCCAAGAATCGGAATCCAGAAATAGGAACAACGTCTAGACAAGTGTTTACAATTTCACGGTCTATTTCAGCGATCATCTCGTTGGAGACCAATGCAGTTAATTCTGCATCGGCGTTAAGGCCGTGGTATGCCTTCAAGTCTTGCTCAGCTTCGTTCGTCCAGGTAGCCTTCAGCTTTCTTGACTTTACAGTTACGGGGTACTGGGAGATTGATATCTTCATATCTGGGATCTCGGTTGACCCTTCCTGTAGATAGGCATAGAATGACTGTACGCCAGTGAACGTATACGTAGCAGAAACGAAAGTAACGTTTTGACCGAATAGGTCTACTGAGAAGTTCTGAGCAGGGAATCCGCCAGAAGCTGCATCAGTATAGGTTACTTGTAGTTGTGGTAGTACACCACTAGTTGGTATAAATCCATAGGGACCACCAGGAGTATTGGGAACTGGGAAGGTATATGGGAACGTAGGTTCTGTAATACCAGTGAATGCGGTGTCTAGAGGAACTCCAGGTCCGCCTCGGTCAGTTTCCTTTATCTGCCAGTAGTTTTGTCCAGCTCTACCATTGAATGCAACCAAATAGGTTGAATATGTGGTAGGAGTAGCGGTTAGGACAATAGTGAACCTAACTATAACTCTCGTTAATAGAGCGTTAGTAGAGTTGGTCCAGTTCGAGCCCTGAATACCGTTTAGCCAGTTTGGATCGCCAACAAAGTTTACTAGGGCGTGTGCAGCAGTCGGGGGAGTCGTAGGACCAGCGGCAGATCCCAAGTTCACAGTGTAGCTTTCAACGCTATCAGAAGAATAGTACGGGTTGTAGCCTTCAGGAACGTTAGTTGGTGAAGTGCCCCATGCCGAATACTCAGATCCAGCAATCGTAGTAGACTTCGTGCTAGCAAATTCATATTTTAGCCAGAATATAACACCAGTAGGTCCAGCCAAGGGCTGTACAGAGACTAGGTTATTTGCGACTAGGTTGGGGAATACCCTTCTTACTATGGGTAGAAGGATCTTCTGGATACCAACTACGTCTGTAGACTGTGTAGCTGGGTCTTCCATTAGATATTGTGCTTCATTTTCCAGAAGCATAGCAGTTGATTCTCGTAGATATTCATCCTCTATTCCCTTGAGGAATGGCTTCCATTTGCCGAGAATCTTATCCTTCTGCTCTTTCCTTAATCTGTTATAATCGAAAAGCATTATTTACCTCCAAGTGTTTTTTTGCTTCTTTACTTAATACCAGCGAGGTCAAGCATCTCATTAAGTTCATTTACATATCGCTGCTTAGTCTCGTCGGAATCACTCTTTTCATAATGAACGGATGGGCGGATTTCAAGCTCCTCCTCTTCCATTTCTGGTTCTTCTTCTTCTTCCTCTTCTTCCTCTTCTTCTTTTTCTTTCTTCTTTCCCTTCTTCTCTTTCTTCTTGCCCTCTTCTTCTTCCTCTTCGCCCTCTTCTTCTTCCTCTTCGCCCTCTTCTCTTTCTTCCTCGCCTTCTTCCTCTTCTTCCTCTTCCTCTTCCTTATCATCGTCCTTCTTCTTGGCTTCTGCCATGTCGGAATAAGTGGCTTCATTTACGAGGCTCTTTAGTCTAGAGTATTTCTCTACGACTTCTTCCTCAGAAGCGGCTTCACCTACGAAAGCTTCAACGGCTTCAGCAACTACTGGAGATAGAGAGGCTGTAATCTCCTTTAGCTTTAGCTTGGCCTTTAGTCTGTCGACTTCATCTTCCTTAGACTCAATCATTTGTAGGGCTCGGGCTAATTCGTCAACATATCCCTTGGTGACCGTCTCATCCATTAATGGATATACAACGTTCTTAATTTCTTCAAGGGCTACAATCCTCGGATCACCGAGTACATCTTTTCTAGCTTCAACTTTAAGCTCTTCATACATGCTTTGGAGAGCAGAGGTGAATCTCTTCACCATAACTTTCTGCATCTTGGTTTTAATTTCTTCAACTAAGTCTTCTTGTTCTTTCTTGAAATTCTCTTTCTCTTCTTCGGCTTCTCGCTGCTTGACGTCGAACTCCGCCTGGAGTTGAGTTTTAACTTCCTCAGCTATCTGGGCAGTTTTCTTTTCCTTCCATCTGTTGAGTTCGTCGTTGAAAGCTTTGACTTGCCTTTCATTAAGCTCAATTTCACTCAATATGTTCATGAAAAACTAACCTCCTAATTATCTAAAACTAAACTTTCTTTTAGTACTTCTGAAAAAGGCTTAGTTGGAGGTGGGGGTAGTGGTTCACTCATCCAACCTTGAATATTCTTCTCTTCATATACGGCTGAAGGGTATGCACCGGGCGTAGATGGATCAGCAACTATATCAAACGTTATAAGTCTGAAATCGTCTTGAACTTCATTTACATCGCCATTCTCTTTGGTAGTACCAAAGCCTCTAGAAGAAATACCAAGTTTGACATTTCTTCGAATCAATGAACCAAGTATCCTACCCTTAGGAGTCCCACCTAATTCATCTGGTCCATCAAATACTTCTAGTGCTCCCAATACACGTCCATCAGTTTGTACATTGAGTTCGGTAATGACATGAGATACTTTGTCTAAGTGAATTTTCCCTTCTGTTGGATGGTCTAGTTCACCTAACATGTTTCTTGTCTTTACTTTTTCTAAATTTTTGTTTATTTCTCTTTCGAGTATTGGCCTCGGGTACATTCGACCATTTCCATTTCTTACATCCCCATGTTGAAATAGTCCTTTTAACATAGTCTTTTTGGGACCACCGTTTGGCCTTTCTTCAGTTAATACTTCATAACTGAAATCTTGAAATTCAGTAAGTAAGTTGTTATTTTCTTCCATTAGCTTGCCTTCTCCACATAGGTCATAATTTTGTTAACGAGTCTAGCTAATTCTTTACGCATAGCTTTGAACTTAGCGGGGATTTCTATACGTTCACTCTTTTTATTCCTATACCATACGTAGAAATAATTCTCGTACATCTCAAACTTAAACTTTCCACCAGTTTTGATAGAGATTTCCCAAGTATCATGAAGCTCTTCTTCATCTTCTTCCTTTTCTTCAGGCTCTTCCTTATCTTCTGGTTCTTCTTCTTCCTCTGCTTCTTCAGGTTCCCCTCGTTTCTTCCCTACTGCTTTTGGCTCAGGAATTTCAGGATCCTGTTTTTCTCTTTCTTCTTCGTCCTCAGCTTCGCTTAGATTTTCTTCAATATAATCAGGTTCAATCTCGTCTAGCTGTGACTGTTGATCATCTTCGAAAAGTTCGGGTTTTATGCCAGAGAGCTCTAAGAGCTCATCTAATGTGGCGCGAGCTCTATTTTTGTCAAATGACATTTTAGTCCTCCCTTACTCTTCTTCGTCGGATTTGGCCTCTTCGTATATAGAAGTCAAGAAGTCGAGGATTTCCTTAAGCTTTCCTTCAGAGATAGACCCGACTTTAGCGTCTTCAAGGGAAGAAACAAATCCCTTTATGAATCTAGATTCCAGTGTCTTCTCTTTGAGATTTTCATTGATCTTATTTAGAACCTTGAGGATCTTATTAATTGAATCCTCGTCAATAGAAGTTTCTTTAGCAGATTTCTCTTCTTCCTCTTCTTCCTCTACTGGTTCTTCGGTAGTCATCATTCCATCTTCAGTGATGTTATTTCTAGCTATGAACTCGTCTCGTAAAGCTTGGAATTCATCTAAGCTGTAATACTCTTTGAATAGTGTTACCACTGAATCGGCTTTCATACTCTCGCCAATCATTAAAGCTGTCTTTAGGATTAGATCTTCAAGTTCATCAGTTTCTAGAATGGTGATTTCTACGTGTTGTTTTACGAAATTATCTATAACATTCTTGGCATCATCAGCCTCAGCTAACTCATTTAGGAAGACTTTGAAATCATTTTTGAATGACTCAGAAGTCCAAGTTGAATTCATGACCTTCTGCTTTACATTCATTGATCTCTTCTTCATCTTCTTAGCTTCAGACATATTTACAATCTTGCCTGAAGACTCACTGAATAGTGAGACAGATAAAGGTGATTTAAAATCAACTCTAGATAGAGTACTTTGTACAGGAGCGTTTTCACTAATTCTCATATAAAGAGAAGCTATCTTAGGATCTTCGATGATATCTATAATGTCATCAGCAAAATACTCTCGTACATCCCTAATTTCTTTTAGGGCCTTTATCTTTTCTACAGACTCTCGCATTACTTTCTTTTCGCAAGAAGTCCTGTTTAGGAGCCTCTTTAATGGCTCATCGGCAAATTTCATTTTGAAAGCTTCTACCAGCTTGCCAACTGTAATTTCTTTTTGTGACGTGGGATCGAAGAACTCTTCAGCTAGCTGATCGAGTCTTGACTCATTATCCGCTATGAAATTGATCGGCTCCCAGGTCTTCAAGAGTAGAGCTTTCTCGTGTTTGTTGACGCTTTCAATTGCGTAATCGACAGAGAAGAATCTATCATTCTCTTCATCTAACACAATCAATTTATCATCAAAAACGAGAGCGACGGCAGCGTTCTCTGACTCAGCTATTTTTTGTTTTATCAATTTAGCTACGTTCTCATTGTTACCTGCCATAGCCATTCGAATATCACTGTATGTAAATTCCATTGAGACCTTCCTCCTAGTCCTTTTTGCCTAAACCCATTTTACTCTTACTATCTTCGGAGTGTTTATGGTTTGTAAATCCAAGTGTATGTTTACCAAACATTGGAGCTTTTTCACCGCATCTTCCAAACATAGGGTTATTTTCGCCTTTAAATTTACCAGTCATAGAAACTCCAATTTCTAGTTTAGTTATTTCAGAATGCTTATGTCCTTTAAAGCCGTATGTTGTTGGTTTTCTACCTTTACGGCGAGGTTTAGTTAATCTCTTTTTATACCCTTCACAAAATTTTTTATTTTTGCCTCCAGTGTCTAAGTTATATCCATTTGGATCTAGAGTATTTAGGTCTTTTATGAACTTACTTTCTAAATAATCTAAACTCTCGGCAACCGTTGGAAAGATATCTATTTCGAAATTCTCCCAGCCATATTCTCGTATGGCTCTGTCAATATATTGTTTAGGGTTTATGTTCTTATGTTTCTTTAATCTTTGTTTTAAGTTTTTAGTTTGGCCAACATACTTTTCATTGTTGATTTTATTTTTAAGGACATAAATTGCTGGTTCGTCTTTTAGGTTTTCTATTTCTATCATTAATCCTCTAACATTTCCTTTTTGTTATTATTGTTCTCTCCGTTCTTGCGTCGAATCAAGCCTTTGAGCTCGCCGGCAATAAAGAGTTGATTGAAATGATTTTCGTACATTTTTCCTCTGACTTTGCGTACAGATTTATCTTTAGTTATCTTTTGATTTTCTTGCTGTTCTTTCACATATTTAATCAGTTTCTTAATATCGTTCTCGTTCTCTAATAAGAACTCTTTTCCAGCTATATTTAGTATTCTACCTGCTATCGCCAACTCGGCACCTCCTCCACCAGCAGCTGGTGTAGTAGCCGCTTCAGGGGCAGGACCACCAGCTTCGCCACCAGGTGCAGGTGCTATTTCACCACCTGGAGGTACTGCTGCACCACCAGCTTCAGCGCCGGGTAAAGCACCAGCTTCTAATCCAGGTCCCCCACCGGGAGCACCGCCTAAACCAGCTCCAGGTGGTACTTCTGTAGTTAGTCCACCAGCTCCTCCGCCACCACCCTCTGCTCCTCCTGCTGCAGCTTGTACTCCAGCGGCAATTTCTGCCTTGTGTGCAGCTTCAGCTTGTTGCATTAGTTTGATCACAGAGATTTCTTGGTCAGTAAAGTGGTTGATATTCTTATACATCCACTCAGTAGGTAGGTATAAATTGCCTGCTTCATCTTTTAAGTTCATAGCAGCTTGTATGACATTAATTCTTTGTGTCATCATTTCTAGAGTTTGTAATTCATAAATCTTTGAAGCAGGGGTCAATTTCAGTATAAATGACATTAGGTCATCAATGCTAAACCTCTTGAAAGCTAGTTCAATTGTGGCTATTTTTTCTAGACCACGTACTATCTGTTTTTGAACTCTCTCAATAGTCTTAGCAAATCTTACATCCATGGCAGCTAAAGATGTTTTAGCTACATCGCCCTGTAACTCGCCAGTCAAGTAAGCTATAGGTATTCTCATGGTTCGGAGAATTTTTTCTTTGAAATAACGGACATCGTCTATTTCACCTAGTTGTTGTCCACCAGGCAAGTATTCAATAGTAACACCAGAACCGTCTGGTCTCTTGGGTAGGAAGAAATCGTCGTTTATACTTAATGGGTTTTCCTTATAGCTTATTTCACCAGTTTGTGGGTCTATCCAGGGAGTTTTCCTATATTTCTGTTGGAAGTCACCTACTCTAGCCATTGCTTCACGGTAGGTTAGGTTACCAACTGGAATGTTAAAAACCCTCCTCTCAGGCGCCCTTGAAATCCTGTAGATTAGCATTGCGTCTTCTATCAATTTCATTTGTTTGAATGCCAAACGTCCGGGCTCCAGTACTGACTTACCATAGGGTTCAAACTCTTTGTCGTCTAGTCTGAAGTGAACTATTTGCCAAGGCTTAAGACTTATTTCTTGAGATTGCGATGATGTAAAACTAGTCGATCCCACCGTCACATCTTCTGGAACTTTCACTATGAATTCTAGCAAGTTACCATCTCTTTCTTTTCGTCCAACAAATTGAGGAGGTATAAATCGTAAATATTTTATTCGTCTTGGATTTTTAAAGTTGTCAGGTATTACTTCGTAGAAGGAATCACCATATTTACAGGTGTTGTATACAATGTGCCATAAAACCGAATTCAAGTCTAGAGATTTGAAGAATAGATTATCAAGAGCATCAACCACTTCTTGATTATCTGACTCTATGTTTATTGTCTTATCCTGTTCGTTGTACAATGAGCTATCATCAGCATAGAGTTCTATACCGCCATTCAGCTCGGGAACATAACAGTTCTTAATATATATAGAGTCTAATACACTGAAGTTGTGGTATTCAGCTACTGTGATACAACCAGTGTCTTCTGTAATGTCTAATTTTTCAACTTTTGTTATTTTGATTGGATTACCAATATTATACTTTGGCATTAAAGATTCATCAGGTTGTAAATCTTTAGCTTCTTTATAAGTTCCATTAGGTAACATAAAGCTGTGGTCAGGTGTACAACGAATCGATTTACCACTATCTATAAAAACTTCTACTAATTTAGTGTTTCTTCTAGTTATTCCTGCCCACTCAATCTTGCCAGGAACTGCTTCGTTATTTTTATTAGTGTCTATTGAATACACCCAGTTATTTTTACCAGCTTCATATTCTTTTATTAGATCTGCAAGTGATATTGATCTATTGTCTAACAAATCAATTTTAGTATCTAGAGTCACACACATTTGTTCATATTGTCTATAACGCATCATTCTACTTTGATCAATTGAAGTAAAACTTTCTACGTTTGTTCGATATGATCCAAACGCTTGAAAAGCATCGGTACTTTTATTAGGGTCGACAGTTGCTAAATCGCGTACTTTAGAAATACCCAACTTATTAAAATAAGATTGGATGATTTCACTTTTCTTCTGTATCTCCCTGTTGCGGTCCACTTTATATTATCTCCTTAGTTGCATAACGCCGAAGAGCTGATTGTCTCATTTTTTCTTTTTGTTCGGCAGATTTGGGTCTGCCTTTCCACCAGTTAGATTTGCCTCTAAGAGCGTTACCTATTTTTATTTTTGCGTTTTCAGGACAAGGCTTACCCTTATGAGATTCGCTCATAAGGTTTTTCATTTTCTTAGGTAGCTTCTTACCTCTCCAGGATTTTCCCATCTCATATCTAACGTCATCAGATGGATCTACAACCCCATCGCCACCTTCTGTGCCGTTATAACCAACTAATCTATTTTTGGAATCTAATACCCTTATATAATACTTTTCGTATTTAGTTAAAATCTCTTTAGCTTCTTTTTTAGTATTAGTAATCATTTCTTTTAAAATTTCCCAAGTCCAATCAGATCTTTTATATTTCCTTAAAGCATTATGAAAATGGGCATTATCGTCATCCGCCAACCTGTTGTAATGTTTGCGCTTTCGCCATTCAACAGTTCTAGTTGTCTGTCCCACGTATACTTTCCCATTAATTTGATTAGTTGCTAAGTATATTATCCCAGTAATCATTTAATTGTCTCGCTAATTATATTAACATCTCTTTTGCCGTCGTTATATGCAAAATATTTTCTAACATAGTCTTTTAGACCAGCCACAAAATCAGAGCCTTCTTTCATATTAAGAACATCGTGGCATAAGTTATGACAACGGCGACAAAGGATTTGTAAGTCATTTCGTTGTTCGTTATATAAAGTGCTGTAAAATTTATGGTGCAACACAAAAACTCTACCTTTCTTCCTCTTAGCACCACAAAGCTCACAAGGTATCGTAGAGTATAGTTTCTTTAGTTGCTTCCAATGTTTTGTTTTTCGGTATTCAATTAATTCTGAAGTTCGACTCATAAGTCCTTTAAGCAGCTTCTCAACTTTTTCACATATTCGGCAAGAGTAGGATTTTCTTCAGATATCTCCGCCAATTTTTTATCTAATAAATCCTTATCTTCATCATCTGCTACATATTTTCCAGCGGGATTGAAGTGCGATGATTCTTTCAATTCGCCTACTAATTTTAACCAAACCGACTCGCTTTCATTTTTCATTTTTGAAGTTACTTTTTTAATCTTGCCGAAACATTGTTTCCAAGGTTTCTTAGTACCAATGTAGTGTGCACCTTCAAAAGGGTGGTCCCACGTCTGGCCACATTCCTCACACTTCCATTGATTTTTCTTCATAAATTATAAATTCTTTATACAAGTTTTAACTGTCTTGATATAACCAAGAATGATCTTCTTAACTTCCTCACGATTACTGTCGTACATGGGATCATCTAGATTATCATCTAGGTTGTCAATGCCACCTTCAAGAATATCGGGATCAATTAAATTGTTGAAGAGTTCCTTAGCCATCTTTTTAGTTTTACTTGTTTTCTTTTCGCTTTCACTCTCGGGTGGCAATCCAGAAACGCGAGCTTCACCTAATTTTTTATAGCCCTTCATTTTCTTCATACGTTTCTTGCTACCGCCCTTCATGTAGCAATCTTTATTTTCGCCTATTTCGTTATCTAGGGTGGCCGCAAAAGTGCTTAACTCTATTTGCTCCCTTAGTTTACTGCGTTCGCATTTCTTACAGCGATCTTTTAGATTGTTGTTAGTATAAAATTTGCTACCGCAGCCTTTGCATTGCTTTGTCATTATAGAACCTCACTATAGAGTTTTCAAATAGGTCTCTAGTTTTTTGATATAACTATTGACCAATTTTTCTAGTTTTTTATCGCTAGTAATCATCCTGAAATCTGGATTATTCAAAACTGAGCCTATTATCTTCTTAGCTGTTAAAACTAACCTTATGGGTGGTTTTTCTTCGGACGCCTCACCAAGTTCATTCTCTAGGCTAGACGCTAAGATGCTTAGGTCTGTCGACATTTCTTAATCCTGTATGATGAAATTTTATGTAGTTGTCGAGAGCAGCTTTTACCATTTTTGAAAAGGCCGCTGCTCTAGCTGCTTCGAGACCCAGAGCTTTATTTTTTATGGTTTCGCCTTCTATTTCTCTTTGAGCTTTATCTAAAGCATTTATTACGACATTTTTAAGATACTCTTCCACACCGATAGTGGACTCCGCCGCCTCATCTAATTCGCGATTTAACTTTTTTGTAAGTTTAGCGATTAGACTATCTCGTTGATGACTCATAAATTACGTTTTAGCTCTTTACTAGAATCTTCTCGAGTTCTTCGATAATTATCTGATTCGCACCAAAAATGTTTTCGCTCATCCAGTGAACAAACTTAGCTGCCTCTTCGCGGTTCAAGCTTTGCATGACCTCTTGAAGATTAGCGTACTTTGTCAGTTTTATCTGGCGGTTGATTTCATTTCTTACTATCTCAGAATTGTTTTCATAGGATCTCTTTACTAGAAGCTTTAAATTCACTTCGTTGAGGCTGTCTATATACTGAGAGTGCTCTTCATCTAATACGTAATCGAGCTCTTGAAAAAAATCATGTAAACTTATCATAATTCTTATTCTCCTGTCACAATATGATTTATCTTAGCATTTTAACGCTAAAATTATCCGAGCGCCCTTCTTTATGTTGTCAGTTTCCTTGTAAGTTGGCTAAACACTAACATTGTCTAAATCAGAGTCTTATACTCTCTCACAATTTTCTGTCTTATCTCTTTTGATCACTTTGCAACCAAGTATAGTCACTCCAGTCTAATCCGTACATATCTTTTACAGCTCTCTTTGCTTCTTCTTCTTTGAAATATTTCATTTCAGCTTCACGTTCGTCTGCCATTGTTTCTTGTGGTACACCGACCGTTTGTGTAGCAGTTGCAAACCCAAGTGTAGTCATTCTTTGTTCGCCATAACGCAACAGATAAGCTAAGAACATTATTGGTAATACTAAGTCGTCGTTATAACCGGTGGCAGCTTGAGGCTTATTACCGTGCCATATGTAAACTTCCATTTCTTCTAAGGTACGTTTACCATAAATTTTTATATGACCGTTTTCTATATTAGTCATAAATTCATCTAACATCAACTTTTTGTTAGCTGGTCCAGTGTGTAAGCCACGATATGACCGATTCTTGAATTCGTACAACATATTCTGATAAGGGTCATTTATATCTAAGTATAGCTCATTGAATACTGACATACCTTGGTTGGTTTCTATTATTAGATAGGCTAAATTGAAACGCTTACCAACTTTCCTGATTATATTTGCAAACGTCTTATTGTCTATTTGTGCTTTATACTCTGCTACTTGTTCCAAAGAGTCATCTCTAAATACTTGGAAGGTACTATAGTCACTGCCTGATCCAGATGCAACGTCGACCGTCATCGTATAAGTGATATCATTTACCGGAGATTGAAAGACATATAAACCTTTTATCTTTTCACGGTCATCCAAACTATCTGTAAAAATAGGCTCTTTTAATTGTTCATTTATTCTTTCAAGAGCGTCTACGCTTATGACAGTATTACCGGAGCCTAAGAATCTGGACAAAATTTCTTGGTTGAATTTTCTTGGGCCCAACTCATCTCTTTGAATTTTCAACCAGGGCTTCTTTACAGCTACAGAATTTAAGGCCTCATCCTCTTTCTTTTGCACATAACTGTCAACTAAACGTTTCCAATAAGCCTCAGGTACATTTTCGTTCTCTTCGGCTAAATCTTTCTTTATTTGCGCTACCGTTTCTATGCCTAATTCATTTTCTATTTCTGGTTGATCGTGATCGTTTATTATTTCGGCCCATTCATTATCTCGACCAGGATATTTCCACCATGGAACATAAACAGCTACAAAATCGCTTTCTCCATTTTCTGCTTGTAGCCACTTTTGGTGATAGAAATTTCCTACTCCATTTGCTGTAGAAATAATGAAGCATTGACCACCAGTATTATTTAATGAAGGGAAAGCAGAACCCCAGATGTCATCTGCATATTGCATGAAAGCGCACTCATCAAGAATCAACAATGAAGCAGTAACACCACGTCCAGAATCTTGTGCAGCTGTTCTAACTTCCATTTTAGATTGATTTAGCAGTTTTAGTGTAGACATGTTTTGCCCATCGCGAGTGGCTTTAGATTTCAAAAACTCTGGTAACTTATCGTAGGTTACCATAGCTTTCGCCTTGAAGTCACGGGCGTCTTTACCAGTTCGGGAAATTATCATTACGTCTTGAGCCACGTTGAAGTTTACTTTCCATATGGCGTAAATACCGCAAATTACTGACAACCCTTGTTGGCGGCAATTGTGTACTAAACTGCCATTAGCTAAAAAGCTATAATATGATTTAGTAGTTATATCATAAGTTTTTTGTGATTCTAATTTTTCAATTTTTTTTATTTTAGTTAAGCTTTGTTGCACTTCATACTTATAATTGTTTTCTACAAATTCTATAAAACTTGGATTGATTTTATCCTTTATGCCTATTTCTTTCACGAACTTTAAAACTGAGTCTTTTCTGGTTATTTTAATTATATAAGTCGGAACAGTCCTGTTAGCGAATCTATTAGATTTAGGTCTTCTGAATTTGATATAGGCGCTTATACCATACCTTCTTAGTATTTCTTGAATTTGAAAAGCCATAGTCTTATTTGGTGTGACGAAACCAATACTAGCTTTGTAACAAATTTTACCAGTCGGACTTTCTCTAAAGCCTTTTGAAGCCCAGCCGTCACCAGCATATAATCTGTTTAATAAAATAGACATTTGTCTCTTATTCAGATTCATCAAGTCTGAGGATAGACATTTGTTTATATCTATTTCATTTAAATTGAAACGCTTACAAAACTCTATATACGAATTTGATTTGTTAGTGTGCTTTTGCGAAGTGAACTTAACTTCATACAATTGTTTTCTGTTATCTAGCTTTTTTCTTTCAAATACATACGGTTTAATGTCTTTAAATATATTACCGCATTCTAATGCTTCACTTATATAACTAAAATTAGAATTAATAAAAGCTTTACCTTGTCTGCCGTCAGTTAATAAATAGCCTATTAACTTAGCCTGGTTGTCATTCTCCAACTCAAAATTACCAAAGTTGTTTATACCAAAATTAGTTACTAACTCATCATTGATAGTTAAGTCTTTTGATTCTACCCAGCCTCTAGAAGTCATTAATTTATGATCGGGTGTTGATTCTAAGAAACTACCATTATTAAGCTTTACTCTAATTATTTCTTTTTCTTCTTCATTTGTCCATTTGTCTATAATTTCGTCCCAAATTATAAAACCGTCTTTTATAGTTTGTATTGAGTCGCCAACTTTGACGTCTTTTATAGATAAGTAGCCTCTATCAGTTTGCACAAAATTGTTTTCAGTCAGGCACTTTCTAAATATCACATGAAGATTATTTAATATAGCGGGTATTATTAGCTCTCTCTGAAACTTATGAGCTTTAAAAGCGAATATTCTTTTATTCTTAGGGTCTAAGATATAACCATATTGATCAGCGAAATATTCGAAATAAGTTTTGCAAAGGTAAAATTCAGCCTTCCAATCTACGGTATCTATAGTGTCATCGTTATATTTTACTTTGACAAAGTTATCACAAGTTGATTTGCTTTCCTTGATAATTTTATCGACAGTTGTGGGTAAATTGAATTCAATAATTTTCTCTTGTAGTCTTCGTAAGACGTATTGCTTTTTAGTTTCGGGCATAAATTAATTTTATTACTTTCTTTTTTAGTTTATCTAGCAGTGTAATAATTTCCGTTAATTTAGTATTGAATTTTGACTCGTAAATGATATTTCTTTTTCTCCGAAAGGAAAGAATGTTCCAGCTACAACTTTAGCATTATAAGAAGAAACTATCTCTTCACCTTTATCGTTTGGACTTTCTATTATACCCGTAATTCTTACTATGACGTTGTCGGGTATACTATAAAGTTGGCTATGCGAACACTGTTTTAATAACTCTAGTATAGTCTTTTGTTTCTTTCATATCTTTGGGTCGGAATATTGAACCGCCCAAATTAGCAAAATTAAGTTCAATCTCTTCATCGCGTCCGACTTTCACGTCTGGATATAAAAACTTTTTACCAGTTGAAGCTCTGGCTATGATTGCGCCGTGTATATGAGTTTCATCTAGAGACCATATAATTAAAAAAACAGTAAAAGTATCTGGCTCAGTATGTCCAGCACTTATAACATTCCAACTACCAAAACGTTCTAGAACCTGCCCTTTACGAAAGCTATTGAACATTCGTTCTCGTTCTTTTTCTCTTTCTGCGTGCTCCCTATCTACACGCTCACTTTTTTTCCTATAATGTTCTTCAAAATCATCTTCATCGTAATAGTTAGTAAACTTGCTCATGAACTCTTTTTCAATCCAATTTGTCCATCTAACCTTTGAATTTCTTTATCAGTAGCATCAAGCTGTTGTTGTAACTTAGTTTTCTTAGCCATCAATACTGCTTTCTGTCTTTCCATGCTAGCAACTAAATCAGCTGTGGCAGGATTAGACACATCTTCATCAGCGACGGCGAACATATCCTCAATGGCATCCATTTCTTTTTCGAATTGCTCGTAAAAGTTTTTATCTCTTACACTCATTTTTACTCATCTCCCAGTGCGTCCATAACGCCACCTAAATAGTCCATTAAGTTTTGCTCTTTCTTTGTGACTTTGATTTTGGGTGCCGGCGGTTTACCTCTAGCTTCTCTCTCTTCATTAGTTGGTGCTGTGTCACTGTACTTCTTGTCATCATCTTCGTCTATAGACAAATATTTACCACTTCTTTTAGTAACCTTGTCCATTTCCGCTCGTTCATTCCAGTTTACTACATCAATTTTATTGGTACGTTTATCTAGTTTTTCTACTATTTCCATACATTCATCCATAAACTCTTTTGGTAAATCAGGAGTTATGAAAGGATAATATTGTGTTGATAAGCCCTCATCAGGATTCCATTCTTCTTTCTTACTGCGTAAGAAATTCCTGTCATCATTTTTATTACTACGTCTGTTGTTCATCAGCGTTCACCTCTTGATCAATTTCTGTGATTAAACTTGTAGTGTCATATCCGCCATTCCGTCTACCCACACCCATACCACTATGTTCTATATCCTGACGTTTTATTTCATATAATAGCTGTTTTTCCATCAAGCGTGTTTTTAGTTTAAGTACTTCGATCAGGTTATTGACGCTCATTTCTCGCAATTCTAATGACTTGGCCAGAGCAATCCTAGTCTCACCTTTAGTATCTCCATTGGCAATTAAACTTTGGTAATAACTGTATAAGTCGTCCGCTTTAAGTCGGTCGTCTTGAGATTGAGTTATTATTTGTCTAGCTGTTTCGTCTAACTTAGCTATTTCATTTTTAGTAGTTTGTAGTTCTTTACTGTCGTCCATAATTTATATACTTTTAAATATCTCCAAAGTGTCGTGTAGCTTAACAGCCACAGCATTATATATTAGTCTAACTACTTCTTTTCGGGCTGATACTTGATCTTCTGCCAAATAAGCTGCTTCTTTAAATTCTTTTTCGGTTTTGTTCACATTATCATCTCTAAAATATAGAGTGTTAGTTTTTCTGACCCAAATAAGATTTAATAGTATGGGTAAATCTTTGACTACATAATACCCTTTTAAAACATCCTGTCCAGATGGTTCTGCTTTTATAATTTGTCCTTTCTTAAGCGACTTTATATTTACCATTTACATCCATCTTGCGTACAAGACAATATTGGTAGCAATATATACAATGCTTTGCTGATAGACCACTGGATTACCCATAATGAAAGAATCTGGTGGAGTTGGTGGATTGTAGTTGATACCACTACCATTAGGCTGTGTGTTCCAACCACTAAAAGTAAAACCGGCCCTAACTAAACTTCCTGTGTTAGTTGATACAAATACCATTTGTCCAGGAAAATAACTTACTGTAGCTGGTACAGTACCGCCAGTATTTCCATTTCCATTATAAGTTACTGTATAACTTTGAGCAAAGTTTGCTTGTATTGTAACGTTAGTTAAAGCATAGTCTGTCAATGTGACTGTAGTGCTAGCTGCTGTTTGCTCAGCAAATATAACTCCATTTGAAAATTGTGGATCTACATTATTTTGTACGTATACAGTCCAGTTGACGAACGACCAACCGGCATTAGCTGTAGCAGTGATTGGTGTCGCAGCACCTAAAGTTACTGAACCGGTACCAGTTGTATTGCCGCCATTACTTGGTGATGCGTTTACTGTGAGTGTATATATTGGTACCCAAACTGCCCACAATATTACGTCTCCTTGAAATGTCAATCCAGTACCAGATGATTGAGGGTCTGGATTTAACATGGGCATAACGAAAGTACCACCGGGTTGATAAGTAACGCCCCCAGCAGGTTCAGCGTCTAATGTGCCTCGTTTCCAATCTGTTTCAGTATTCCAACCACCGAATGTATAACCATAAGCAACTAATGGGGTGCTAAGTGTATCACTGGCTCCCGCTGCTTCTGTCACTAAAACTGTGCTTGGATCTAATATTAACTGGTGGGCCGTAGCAGCTACGATTATTCCAGTAGTGATATTATTTGAAGCGCTACCTGAAACTGTAAGGCCGGTTTGTCCTGGTCCAAATCCAGCGTTTAAGAAATTACCTGCTACTGTATTAATTTCGTTACCAGAGGTAATAGTTACATATCCAGGACCACCAGCAGGCCAAGGTGAATCCACTGGATTTGTTAGCTCAGTTGTAATTACAACGCCAGTCAGTATAAGTTTAGTCGCTGTAGCTGTAACTATCGAGGCTCCAGCAAAAGCATTGAAGTTATTGTATAAGCTACCTGAAACTGTTATACCTGTTTGACCATTTGCGAAACCTGCGGTTAGAAAATTGCCAGATACGGTGTTTATTGAATTGTCAGTTGATGAGAAGCTAATGTCCATCCTGGTATAAGTCACTAGGCCAGTAAAACTTATATCTGTTCGTGTATACACAGCATCGCCTGCACCGTAATTACCTTTTGCTGTGACAGTAGCACCTGGAAGATAAAAACTAGAATCGTATGGGGCTACACCAGCAGTTGGAAAATTTCCGTTATACATTACAGCATATTTTTGAGCAATAATTGGGTATTCCTGTATTTGAGCTAATTCTACTACAGAAAGAGCGCCAAGTGTACCTTGTGCTCCCGCCATGGAGCCGCCACCTAAATTACCAACAATACCGCCAGGATAATAATTTACTGATGCAGCTGGTGCTGTAGGAGCAGGATTTTGCCATGTTATAGCTTTTTGCAGAGAGTTTCTATAATCAAGTGGAGTATCCCAACCATAAGCCACAACTTGAATAGTACAATAAGTAGTCGCAGCTGTACTTGCTTCTGTTATATCTACGATGCGATATCTTACAGGAATATAATTAGTATCCGATAAGAGCATGACATCTTCTGTGGTATTCATTTCTTTAACCTCTTACTTATAATAGCGCTTAATTCCAACAGCGTTAAAAATCAAATTGAATAAATCTTCGAAATCTTTATAGTTAGCTTCTCTATTTGCAGAAGCCATTTCAGTATTCCACATACCGCCAATTTTGTATCCTACACGATTGCCCTGAGGCCAACCTTCTCTCCAAATGTCTAATCGGATTTTGACCAATTTTTTCCCTACAGTTCCGAGAAGAATCAAATCTAGCATATTAGGTCGCCCTGGTCCATGGAGCGGTAATATCTTAGAAGCCGTCCCTGCCGCAATTATCATGCCCGATTTTAAATTCAATCCTAATATCCTAACCACCTACGTATTTGTTTCAAGTCGGCCGGCTTTATGCGATACGTATTACAAATCGTCGCCTTGGTCTCTTTATTTTGTAAGTCTTTTATCAAGTTATCCCAGACTACGTTAGGTAATTTTACTCTACTTAATACTCTATCTTGTATAGCTTTTTCCCTTATACTTAATTTATCATTTTGAACTGGAACATGTCTTATGGGCATAGGTTTTGTCTTTTCTTCATTACCTAACTTATTATGACCAAGTTCTGCCGTATACTCAAATTCTGTCATATTTACTCCTTGCTTTATATTATTTACTAAATACTTCTCTTGCCCTTTTTAATATCAGTGGAAATTTATTTTTAACTACCTCTCTAAGTTTTCCTATATCTGTGCCTACATTCTGAATTAGTTTGTAATCTGTTTCACTAAAAGGACGTATTTCTACGCCAGTGTTTTCATCAGTGAAATGTAGATGTTTCATTATTTCGGGTATAGCTGTAGAACGTCCGTAAGTTGGTTCTCGAGCTTTCTTGTGCTTAGTTATTACTTCTTTGGCAAATTTAGCTATCAGAGTATTTTGTGTGTCGCCTTCTTTGTCGTTTATTCGTAGTGCGTTCCATTTTACATTCATTTCAATAGCTTTTTTAGTATTGGATTGTCTATATAGAAGGGCAAAGTTTAGATCTTCACCAGTATAATCTGTGACGTCATTCTTACGTCGTAAAGGTACAGTCACAATAGTTGGGCGTTCGCCAGTGGGTTCTTTTAATTCTTCACCAGCTTTTTCAGTAGGAATGCTGCTTAACCAATGAACTACAATGGGTGAACCGAATTGGTCAACCATAGTTTTTAGCCTTTTTACATTCTCCGTCTGTTTTCTCTCCATTACTGGGTGTTGTTTTTCCTGTTCTTCTGGACTAAGTTTATCTAATTCATCTACTGCCATTGCGATATTTTTCAAAGCTTCTTCAGCGTCACGACTAACTTTTGGCAGATCAACATTCACAGATTGTCGAGCATAAGCTAAGCCATATGAAGATGAACCCTTTTTAGCCCAGTACCAAAAGCGATAATCAAAACCGCCTTTGCCTTTCAATTCAACTAATTCCATCGCCTCATCTAGTTTCATTACAAATCCCTCTTTTGATTATCTTATCATTTATTACTGCCACTTCATTCTAGTACACACCCACTTCTTTATATAACTCCCCTTTATTCTCTTTCAAGAACTTAATAAACTTCCTTAGCAAGTTAGATGAATAGCCTTGTGACCTACACCATTTGAAGAACTCTTTCTTCTCGTACTTACCGCGAGTGTAGAATAAGAAATTTCTTAGTTCTTTATTTACACCAGCTAAACCTCTAAACTCGCTTTTTTCTTCTATCAAATTGAATATTGAATCACTTAAATTTTCTATCTCAAGATTACGTATAGATTTCTCATCTTGCTTCAGGATGTTTTCTAGCTTAAGATTGTCGTCGTCTAGATACTCGTAGTCTAAAGACAAGTGTTTTTTCTTTGCCCGCTTTATGAGATAATATATGATTGATTTCTTCGCAGTCAAAGATAAGTAGTTGAAAGCAGTACCTTGTTCAGGATCGAATCTAGGTAAGGCTTTTATACAAGCCTCAACAGCTATTTGGAAGCATATGTTATACTTTTCTCGCTTATGAAATTCAGCTCTAAATATTACACCTTTTATTATTTTGTAAGTCTCCGTCATTATGGTTTCTAATAACGGTTTAGCTAATTTGATATTAGCTTGCAAATCGTCTTGTAAGTCTTTTTTTTGTTTGAGTGTTAGTTCATAAAAGCCCACATCTTCGTCGTTACTCTTCTCATTCTTTAGGTATTCTTCAATGTCTTTTTGTTTTCTATAGAATTTTTGCCAGTCTAATATTAGCGGTGAAATCTGTGATTCTATAAAGTAATAGTTCTTGGGTACGGGGGCGAGTGCTTCTTCATTATCGTTGAAGGATTCTATCGAAGAATTCACTTTTTATAGCTCTGGCAAATTCAACGTCCAGCTCTGGCAAATAACTTAAATCTACTTGCTCGGCCGACTTCTCTTCTTCTGCACCCTCTTCTCCCTCAGTCCCGCCAACTTCACTACCAACAGCTTGTTGTACCGCTTGTCCTAAATTGCCTTTTGATTTTTTAGTGATTGTGGTTTTGAAGTCTGGGCGCTTTATAGA